TACATCACGAAGATATGGTTCAACAATATTTACAAAATTTGATCTTGTAATTATATCATTAAATTCAAACAACTGTGCTCTTGCTGCTCTTTCAATTGTAGATTCAATTGTGAGGAATAAACGACGAACGTTAATTCTATCAAAAGCAGAAGTATATGAAAGAGCAGTCTTATCTCCGTAAAGAATAATGCCAGCACCAGGAGAGAATATAATTGGATTAATTCTCTTTGGATATAACAGATCTCTTTGTGCTTTTGATGGATTGTAAGCAAGCTTTACAGCACCGTTAATTGCCCCTCTAGAGGCACCAGCAGGAGAGAACCAGGAATATTGGTTAATAGATGTTCTAGCCATCAGACCGGCAACGTCGGCACTACAAGGAATGTATCTAAAGGTATTGTTGAATCTATCAAACATATACTTGTAACCACTATCAAATACAGCATAAGAACTGGATGTGATTGGATCAAAGAAATCAATAATGTTAGTAGTTTGAGTATCTGAATTTGTAATATTTACAATTCCAGATTTATGTGGGGAAATTACAGCAACACAATCTTTTCTTGCTTCGGCAATTCCAATTAAAGCATTTGCTTTTGCTTGAGATTCGTAAATTGATGATCCACCAGAAGGACCATTAATTAAGAAATTGACTTGATATTCTGCTGGATTGGATAAAACATTATAAGAAGTAATAATATTAGCAAGAGTAGCGCCCATTCCCCCATAAGAAGAATAATCAACACCACCAGTCAAATTATAAGTAATATTTCCTACGCCAGAGAAAGTTGTGCTTTGGGCATTTTGTGCCCAGTTACCAACATTAGAATTTGCATATCCAGTGGTGCTTGTGAATCCAGTAGCAGAACCAGTGGGTGCAGAACCCGCAAAAATATACTCTGAATTTGCAGAAATAAAATCTTTATAATATACAGATTGTGTAGGTGAAATTTTACCATCAAATGCTTTTGTCAAATATGTAAATTTCTCTACAATATTACCAGCAACTCCGGTAACAGAACCACTATCATCTACAACTACAATGTGAATCTCATCATTTTTTCCGCTTCTATCATTTACATATTGTGAAGTAGAAGGTCTTTCTGCAATTGTCTTCCAATAAACTGTTGAATTTGTAAGTCCAAGAGTTTGAAGATTATACCAATCGGAAACAACAGTTGGAGTTGAGGGACCAGTAGCAAAATTAATTCCAGATGCTGCTGGAGATTTTACTACAAACTCAACATTTGTTCCTACACCAACAGAAGAAGAATTTAGTACAATTGTTGCTTGTAATGCACCATTCACGATAGTTGTGTTGAAACCCACAATAGTAGATTCATTTACAATACCATTAGTTCTTGTTTGAACTAAATTGCCAATAGCAACAGTAGGAAGTGATACTGAAATTGAAGGTGGTAGGATAATTGTAGAACCAGAACCAATAGATCCATAGAATCTATTTACTTCAATTGAAGTTGAAACTCCAGAAGATGTTTTGATATAAGCTACACCAACACCAGATGGAAAAGAATTGATACTATTTTGTGAATATGAAACTAAACTTGAGGTTCCAGCAGCATTATCGTATCTATCAGTTACTTTTACATCAACATATTGATTTCCAACATTAGTAATAATTCCTCTCAAATAACCAACAGATGAACCAACAGTACCATCTGTATTAGCATATGAAGTATTCAATCCAACAGTAATGCCATACCCAACTGACATTCCAAAAGTTCCAATTGCAACTCTTTGATCTGCAGCAGCATCAATTACACATACTTTTAAATTATTTGCCCAACTTCCTGGATTTCTTGATGCATAGGACCAAGAAGATGCTGTTGAATAGCTATTGATATAATCTTCATATGAAGAAATTTTCAAAGTAGTTGACCCACCACCGACAGAAGCATTTGCATTATTTAATGTAGCTCCATCCGATCTAATTACTCTGAGGATACCACCATATGATAAGTATGAAGAAGCACTCAACCAATACTCGTATTGAGAATCGGTAGAAAGTGGTTTTCCAAATGTATTGAGAAGATCGTTCTCATTCTGAATTAAAATAGGTACATTGACTGGTCCTTTTGAAAATGGACCTGCTATTGCGCCAACCTGCTCATTTGATGCAGTAATTCCCCCAATAGTTAAGTCAACTTCTCTTATATTGACCCCTGGAGATACTAAGTTTAGCGACATGTCTTTCCCTCTAAAGAAGTTTCATTTTGTCTAGAAGTATTTATAAATTGCTAAACTTACCTATATTCCCACATATAATTCCATTCATGCGAACTATCCCCATACTCATCAAGATGCCATCCATTTTCATCACCTTGAATTTGATTACCGCCAATAACTTTCCAAGTATCTCCTTCAGTATCAACAAAAGTATTTTCATTATTTAGACCATCAGTAATGAATCCAAAAGGAGACATATCTTGTTCTATTTGTTCTTTTTGGTCTTCATATATTCTTTTACGAACATCATTTTCAGTCATCTCCTTGAAATAATCCTGGACAACCAACCAAGCAAAGATAACTAAACACATTACCAAGTCATCATTTGATCCTTCTTCAGCTTCAAATGATTGATTTTTTTGGATAAAAGTTGTCAACTCGCTAATAATATCATAATCATTGAATATTAATTTATTATCTTCTACAATCGTTTTTAAATTAGAGCAACCAACTTTCTTTACTGTTTTGGACATTTTGACGCCCAATTGAGTTTTCTTTCCAGAAAATCCTTGCCCAACCAATTGTCCAGCTCTACCTCTCATCGCACACATTAGAATATTATCGTATTCTAAATCAAAATGTAAAATACTTGTTACTTGTTCTCCAATATCATTAACTTCTGCCAAAACAAATGCTTTATTATATGCTTTTGCTACGTCCAAAATAATATTTGGAAAAAGCATAGGTTTAATTTCATTATTTCTATATTTTGAAACTATTCTATATGGAAACGTAGTTATATCAAAAACAACAAAAGCAGAGTAATCATTATTTAATCCCCTTGAAACATCCACAGTCATTATATAAGTATGATCTTCTTGTGGTTCTTCATATACATCCAATCCTCCACTTCTTTCTATTGGATCGTCATAAACTAAGTTTCTCAATTTTGATGCACTGATTAAAGTTCCAACAGAACCTAAGAATTCGCAGTTATGGGATACTATATTATTAGAATAGTATAAATGCTCAGTACCTGAATTTACAATATCATATAGATCTATTTGTTTCTCAATTATCTTTGATTTTTTTAAAAAACAACCACCATCCTTAGTATAAATTTCTGTAAATTTGTCTAAATCCTTTGCTTTAATTATTCCATCAATTGTAGATAATGGGTGATCCAATGAGCATTTTAATTCATTTCCATTAGAAAACTTTAGATGGATGTAATTATCTTTTGTTATTTTGTTTATACCAAAAAAAGATACTAAACCTTCCGGTGAAAGTATTTTGTGTCCTTTTTTGTTTAATACTACGCTTTCAGGAATTGTATACATTTGTTTAAAATTTGTTCAGGATAATTTTTATATTCCAATTCATCAATATGGAGAACTTCATAACCTTTGAGATTTAAAAATTTGTCTTTTGCTACATCTTTATCTTTATCTTTATGATAATAAGTTCCGTCAAATTCTATGATTTTATTATTGAAAATAAAATCGATAAAATAACAATTTTTGTTTAATTTATCTATTACTTCTGGTAATGAGTATTTATCTTTGTCTGTAATATAAATTTTCTTTTCTATATTTAATTCTGAAAATTTGCAAAACTGTTTTTCTTTAAGATCTAATTTTTTGTAAATAGACCAAAACAATTTTTGGGAGATTAATGATACTCCATTAATGGAATGGTTACATGTTTTGCAGATATTATGCTCACTATTACCATATCCCAATTCATAAGTATAAAATTTTAATGGATTTTTACAATATTTACATTGTTCAATTTTATCTTCACTATAATTATTAAAAAGGCGATAAATTCTTTCAGTAAATTTATTACTTTGTAAATACTGATTTTTTGTTAATTCAAAAATAGAATCATATAAATTTTTATCGGAACATTTAATTTGTTTTATTAAACTTTTACTATTAAAATTAAAATTATATTTGCTAAATTTTTCCTTTATGGTTTCTAAATCATATTGGTTTCTAGTAAATGTTTTTTTGTAGTATTTTATAGTCTGTACTTCTACGCCAAATAACAAAGATAATTCTATGGGGGATAAATCTTTATATTCTTCTTTGTTAATATTTTCTTTGATATTTAAATTTACAAAATAATCTATTTCCAACCCATATTTTTTTATAATTTTTGTTAAAGTTCCTCTATGAATATTATATTTTTTTGCCACTTTGGAAACGCTCATAGATTCAAAATCTTTTTCTAAGTCTTCTTTTGTTGGAATATTGTGTTTATTTTCAAATACTACAGCAGCACTTTCCGCCTTTGTTCTTGATTTTATATTAAATTTTTTAAATAAACGAATAATGGGTTGGCGATCTGCATATCCAAAATATATCCCAATCTCATCCAAAGTCATTTTTTTATCACGATACAAATGTTCCAATTGTTTTTTTGTGATATTTTTACTGTTCGTTTTTGAGTTGTTCATATAAATCTCCGATAGATACATCTATTATACCATTATTTATAACAGTTGTATAGTCAAGACTTTCAAATTCAACTGCAAATTGTTGGTCGCTAGTATTTGCTATTGTTTGACGCTTCCATTCCTCATCCCTACCGGGAACGTCACTCCAATGAACTTCGGTTGGTATATATTCGTTCTTTTTTCTTTCGGCATCGTGCCAAATTTTATAAAAATGATTCATCCCGTGAGGGGTAGAAACAATAATCATCTTGGTAGATTTACCAGATGATATAACAGGATATACTGAACTGAAAAATTCTTCTGCGACATTATTTGGAACGAACGCAAATTCGTCCAAAAATACAATATTATATGATCCACCACGAACAGCAGATGCACTAGTAGAAGCAGCAACAATCTTGGAACCGTTCTCAAGTTCTAGTGAACCTTTGTTCCATATCAAGACGCCTTGTTGCATCCATTTGGGGAGATTTTCGTATGCTAATTGAAGTCTCCCAAGAAGATCTCTGGCAGTAGACGCTTTATTGGCAAGAATTGCAATATTGACATTATCATTAAATATTGCGTAATGAAGCAAATAGGAAACTACAGTTGTAGAGTTGTGAGTTGGTATAAAAGTCTTACCACATAGAAATAAATGATCCTCACTATCCACTTGAATACAAGCAACCGGAACACTATCAACTTTTTCTATCTTATGGATATAATGTCTATTTTCTTGTATTCTAGTTGTTCTTTGGGTATCTACATTATTTAATTTTCTTTGGAGATTAAATACTTGCTCTTTAGTTGTAAATGATACCGTATGATAATAATTATCTTTTATCTTTTTGTGTCTAATATTTGATTTAATTCCCAATGTAGATAGTAGTTCTACGACTTGCAATGCAAGATCATAATTTTTTTGATAGAATTCAAATGATCTTGTGTTTTTTGTCACTGACCCATCAGTATCCATTAATCCACGAAGTAATTCTAATCTATCTTCATAGGAAGATCTTAAATAATTTTGCGGAATATGTTTATTTTTTAATAGATTTTGTAATTTTAATTTCAATTTAAAATCTTTAACTTTAAATCTTATACAATTTCCATCCTCCCTTTCGTATTCTACATCTATTCTTTTTTTGTAGAATGTATAGTCATCTTTATGTGCAATTATTCTCCCATCAGAAGAATATCCATCTCCCAACCAAACTCCAAGAAGATATGGATCAATATCTAATGAATTTTTAATAAAACTGATCGGTTTAGATTTATTGACATATAATGATCCCTGGACTCCCTTTCCTCTTTTATTTTGAGATTTGGACTCGTATTTGTCGTATATTTCCTGGGATGTTATAACTTTCTTTCCGGTTCTCCAGTAAGAACTATCAACTTCCCATAAATGATCTGCATCTGCAATTATTTCCTCTCCATTATCAAAATATAATTTATAACAATCATGGTTATGCATTATATCAGTTTTCATAATAACTGAAACTTTGTTTCCAGATGGAGATAGTATATCATCTCCAATTTTAACATCCCCCATAGTGGTCCAACCAGTTGGTGTTGGAATTGGAGTATCTAATGCTAATGCCTTACCGGACTGCCTTGGCATTTTGCAGATATTGAATCTATGATCATGGAAATTACTGATAAGTTTTTCTTGAAACTTATACATATCAAATGGCACAAGACCATGATCAAGAGAAACAATTTTTATATAATTTCTTGCAAAATATACAGGATCTTCTTTACATTTTATGTATTGTTCAATATTATCCTTAGTAAACTCTATTGGCGTATTCGCCTTTTTTAGTAAAGGATTTCCTAGATACTGATCACCACTACTCATACTTATTTTACCTCAAATTCTTTCATATCCAGTAAGGTTAGTGTTTCTTGTTGCTTTAAATAAAGTTTCACATAACACCTACAAATATTTTTTAATAAATCAATATTGGTGCAAGATTCCAATTCTCTTGATATTTTTTCATATTCAAAAATTTTACTTAAATTGTCAAGTTCAATATTATCTGGGTTCATTAGTTTGTCCTGTAAATAATAATGGTTTTGTTGGGTCTTTTAATGATGGATTGAATGCTAATACAATCGCATTTGGATAAATTTTTCTTACTTCATCCGTAACTTGTTTTTTGGTTGGTCTTGTAAATTGCGGGAAAAACATCTGTGATGTTATATATTTTCCTCTCCAATTTAGTAGTATACTATAAGTTGTTCCGCGAGTTTGTATTCGTAGATAGTTTTCCGAGACATTATTTTTTTCTGTCTTATTTCCCCAATTTGCAGCACCAACTTTACGACATTTTACAACTGCTCCAGAAGCATAAGCACTAGGCCAAATTTTATAACGAGATTTTACTTTTTCTTTACAAGCATCCTCGTTTACAAATTCTTCAGTCTTAATATTTTTTGCTTGCCCTGACCTATCTGGATTTGGATCTTCTTTTCTTTTT